GGTGGTTGCTCGGCATCTGACGTAGTTGCTCAATCGGTATCGCGTGCGGTTTGACGGCGGCGCAATCCCACAGGGAGACGCACAGCCGGCCAGGGCCTTTGGCCGCGATTGCTTTGCCTGGGGCCAGCGGCTGGTTCAGCAGCTCGGCGATATCCCCCAGCACCATCACATCAGAGTCCATATAGATGGCGCGCCCCTGAAACCCCGCCAGCTCCGGCACCGCCCACCGCAGCCCGGAAAATGGGGTGGGCCATCCTTTCGTATGCCAGCCGGACAGGCGGCCCTCGCGCTGCAGCTTGAGCCACGTAATCTCGACCGGCACCGACGTGTGCTTGCGGATAGACCACTCAAGCACCGCCTGACTCTCCGCGTCTTCATGGTTCGGCGCGCAGCCGACAAAAATTCTGGCAGTCTCGGTCATTGGAGCGCCTCCTCCAGAGTCATTTTTGGGTACGCCTGGATCCGCGATATGGGCGAGCAATTGATGACCTGGACGCCCAGTTGTTGCAACTGCGGCGCGGCATCCTCAAAAGCGCGACGGAATCGACCGTAGGGACTGGGTTTGCGCAGCTGCTTGGGGTGGTCGCCGAACCAGTGTTTTCCGGTCATGTCACAACCCAGTAGTAGGATGCGGTTGGCGCCGGCAAGGGCCGCCAGGTTCATCGCCTGAAACGCAGAGTTGCCGCCAGTGTGGATCAGATTCTGAGCTGTGGAAACGCCAGGACGGTTAACGCTGCGGATAACTGTGAGGCCCATTCGGACGGCCTGGGTGGCCCAGTCTCGGGGGCGGCCACGGTTCTGAGTCCACCGCTCCCCCGCAAAGTCTGGCACGCCTTTATGGTGCTGCCACCAGGGGCCGTCCGCCGCGTATAGGATTTGGGCAAACGGCACTTTCCGCCAGTTATCATTTACTGCTATTACGGGGACGGCCTCGAGGGCGGCCAGGTTTGCGTTTTGCAGGCTCGGGCCGCTCGCTACTATCGCCACCGTCTGGCCCAGCCACCGCCTGGACATCGCCGCAAAATGTCGGATCGGGCGGCACCGCCGGGGCCGCCGCCTGTTCGCCGACCATCCCAGAACGTAAGAGGTTGGTGACATACAGGTCTTTCGCCCCGTGAAACGGCGCGCCGACCGGCAAAATCTGGCCGGTGCGCCGATCGCGGAACGACTTTAGGACGATCACTCGCTGAACCGCCCGCCCGACCGCACGACCACACCAACGGCGGTTTCCGTATCGGGGGAGCCCGCCCCGGACACAGTGCAGCTGACGTGGGTAAACGGGGTGCCGTCAGTATGCTCGCCCATGTCGTACGCATACGCAGTTGCCATCGCAGCAACGTCAACGTCCGTATCGGTAGACAACGCGGTTACCGCATCCCCTAGATCCGCCGCGTTCGCGCCGGCGGCCGAGGTCGCCTTGCGCAGCTGCACCGTAACGCCCTCGGTGTCGTCCGCATCAGCAATGACGCCGATACCAGTCACCTGACGATACCCCGCCATCGGTACCCAGGAGGCAACGGGGGTGGGGTTAATAATCTCGCTCAATTTCTTCACGGTCAAACCCTCAGACTAAGCCCCCGACTGGCGGGGGCGGGTCGCTTATTATACGTCGCCGAGGGCGACAAACGGGGACACCTCGTAACCGCCTTCCTGTTTGAACGGGGCGGTCAGCCAGGGCTGGCCATCGACGTTCCAGAAAATTTTGAACGCGGTCTTGTTCTGCCGGAACTTGACGTGCTCCGATGCCGCAACGAACGGGCCGGAACCGTCTTTGATCAGATAGTAGCTGAGATCCGCCAGGGCCAGATCACCGGCTGTGCCGAGCTGCGGGCTGCGCTCATGCCAGACGATCGGGCGGCCGAGCAGCGTATCGGGCACCCCGTCCCGGGCAGACGGCTGGAAAATCAATTCGCCGCCGGCGGACTCCGGGCTGTCGCCGATCAGATTACGCATGGTCAGCAGTTTGGGCATAATCGACTGGGATGCCATCCAGATCGGCGAACCCCCACGCATCAGCAGCCGGGACAGCATGGCCACAATGTCGTCATACACGACGGTGCTGGCAGTGGTGCGGGCCACCGTATACGTGGCGCCTGCATTCAGAATGCCGAGTGGCCCGCCGATACCATTACCCTGCAGAAACTCGTGGTCCTCTTTGGCCATCATCGCCCGGCGAAACAGGGACTCGATAATGGTCGAGGCGGCCGCCCAGTTGCGCAGCAACTTGTCAGTGGCCTCAAGGTACCCGGCAAATTCCTGCGGCTCCAGCGTCACCTGGCGCAGCGTGAAGCTCGACTCCGGTTTCTCCCCGCCCTCGGCGGTTTTGTCAACCATGATGCCGCCATACACGTTGTCCGGCACGTCACCGGTCTGGTCTAGGGCCGGCATGGTGATCGCCGCATCCGGGGGGGTGCCCGCGGGGATGACAGTAGCCCGGGGGCGGATGACCGACTCCTGGCCCTCAACCGCCATCAGTGTCGCGCGGAACTGCTCAGGCACCGCGAAACCGCCGGCGCTGCCGGTATCCATCCGCTGCTCGCCGCGAGTGTCGAACTCGTGGTGCAGGTTGGCCAGCCGCTGATCACTCGGGCGGAACGCGACGGAGTGCATAAACTCGCCAAACGTTTCGAACTCCCGCGCAGCGGGATCGCCAGGGGCTCGGATCGGCCCTGCGGGCGGCGCCTGTCCAGTGCCGATGCCCGCGGCAACTGCTGGCAGGGCCTGGGCAGAACTGGCCTCCATCTGCTCGAGCTGCAGTTCCCGCTCAATCGAGGCATCCAGTTTTTTCACATCGGCGGTGTAACTTTCGTACTGCGCAGTTTCCTCCGCCGACAGCTCACGACCCTCGGTTTCGGTGACAGTGAGCAGGGCGCGCATGTCCCCTACGATTTTGGCACGCTTCTCGCGCAGAACCTGAATTTTCGACATTATCCCAACTCCAAAATGTTCAGCGCGAGCGCGCGCCGTTGACGGTCGCCGGTAGGCGCGGGCGCCCCGTATGCCGCTAAAGTTTGATCCATTGTGCGTATCGCGTCAACCATGCCGGCTTTTTTGGCCGCCTCCGCGGTCAGCACCCGCCCGAGGCCGAACTGCTCGCCCTGCACAGCGGCCGCGTCAATGCCCCGGCCCGCCGCCACGTTGCCCGTAAACTGTTGATACGCGTGATCTACTAAGCCCTGAAAATACGCGCGGCTTTCATCGGTCAAGGGTTCGAACTGGTTGCCAAATGTTTTATCCCGGCCGGCCTGGATAAATTCCACGTCCACGCCAGCTGACTCAAACATGCGGCCGACATTAGCGTGCATCATGTAAACCCCGACGGACCCAGTCAGGCCGCTAGGGGCTGTTACGATCTCATCGGCCGCGGACGCGAGCCAGTAGCCGGCTGATGCGGCCAGGTGGTCAACCTGGGCGATAATGGGCTTTTTGCCCCGCAACGCCATTATGTCCGCGTGCGCTTCAGACAACCCGGTGGTCGAACCGCCCGGCGTGTTATATGCGTGGATGACTGCCTTAACGTCTGGATCCCGCACCGCATCCGCCGTAAGGGCCACTAGCGTCTGCACGGACGTGGCGTAACCGTAGGCCTCCCAAGGGGTGCGCTTCGCGGTGATCACCCCCTGCACGGGGATGACTGCGATGGCCCCGGAACGAGCTGCGACAGACCGCCGTGTTTGCGGTGTAACCCGCGCCTCGGTGTCCGCGCCCTGAATTTCCGGCAGGCGGTGGCCCGCCATCATCGCATTCAGCCAGTCGCTCCAAAGGGCGACTGGTTCGCCAGCGATCAGCGCCAGCAGCTGGTTAATCGTCAGCATTTTCGAGCCCCCCGGTTGGTTGTTGTGGTGCGTCGTCCACAGTGTCGTCACGTGGCAGATCTTCTTTGCTGCGCGCCTCGGACGGTTTGAGCCAGCGGTTCGTGATGCCCGATTCGTAAAACGCGGCGCGGGCCTGCATGTCGCCACGCAACAATGCGTTCATGTTGAACTTGACAAAATACCCCTGCTCGCGCTCGCGCTCGCTGAACAGTTTCAAATCGTATTCCGCTTCCCATGCGGTGGTCCAAGGCTCAAGCGCGTGGACCACAAACGCGATCAGCATTTGCTCCATCCCGGACCCCCACACGGTGCCCGGCTCGCTATGCTGCAACAGAAACAGCGGCACGTTGTAGATCCTGGCGATCTCGGAAATCTGAAACTCGCGGGTGCTGAGAAACTGAGCGTCGTCTGGCGGGATGGAAACCGGCACGTATTTCATCCCCTCCTCGAGCACTTTGATACGGTGCGCGTTATCAAGGCCCCCCGCCTGGTCCGCGTCCTCCGAGATGTTAGACCGGGCCTTGGCGCTCAGTTTGCCCGGGTGTTGCAAAAAACCGCCGGACCGAGCCTCGTTCGCAAAAAACTTTTCGCCGTAGGTTTCCGCCGCCTGGGCCAGGCCAACGGCGTTCCGGGCCTGCTGGATCGTGGACAGCCCAGTATACCCATCGAGCGAAACGTCCATGACGTGGACGACATTGTCGGACGCGAGCCGGAACGTTTGGCCGTCGACGGTAGTGCGGAAATCGAGTCGGTCCCCAGATTTATCTGGCCACGTCGACCAGGGCATGAGCGGCCACAGTCCAATGGCTTCCCCGGCCCCGTTGCGCTGAATCTCCTGATAGGCGTTACCCCATAGGCATGCGTGCGCCTGGCCCGTCTTTTTCAGATCGCGCGGGTTCATATATGGATTCGGGCGGCCCTTGAGCAGCCGGGCCACGCGGTGCGTCTTATCCTCGATCGCATCGCCCCTGGCATCTGGCCGGAAAACCTGCAGGGGGAACATGGCGACCGGGTTCGAAATGCGGTTAACTGCGGCGTAAACCGCAGTCAGGTTCATTGCTGAAAACTCAGTTACGCAAATGCCGGTGTTGGTCCGCCCACCGATCCGCCGGACGAGCCAGTGGTCGTCCGAACTGGCAGGTTGAGACGGGCCGAACAGGCCGGCAAAAATGCTCATTTACGTGGGGCCTTTCGCGATGCGGTCAGAGTCAGCCACAGGATTAGGCAGCCGCCGACGATAAACGCCGCGGGCTGGAAAATCTGCCAGACACCAAAACTGATAACACCAATAGACCCCAGCACGGCCAGATCCGCGATTGACACATCTTTCATTCTCAAACCTCCGTGAGCCCGCGTTCTTCATAGACCGATGCCTGATAAGCGCCGGTAACTGCAACCCCGATACACATCAGCAGGGCACACATGCCGTCAATTTTTTCTGACGATTTCCGTTTATCCGGTGCTGAGTTCATGTTCTGGTCATAGCGGGCAATCATGTTTGCTGCGTGCCATGTTAACACTGGGCTGCCCTCATGCACCAGATTGCCCGCGATATACGCCCGCTCGAGCGCCTGCATCGCTGGGTGGTATGAGCGGGGCCCCTGGATGAAATTAATCATAGGGACCTCCTGCTCCACCAGCCGGTTGACCAGGTCCGACGCGTTCCAGTCGTCATACGCGATAACCTCCGGCCGGAA